GTCCAGAGGTACCGGCCCGCGGCGACCTCGAGCGTGTCGGTCGAATCGACCAGCGACGGATCGATGCGAGCTGCTCGGCATGGGATCAGCAGGCAGCCGGCCGGGAACGCAACCCCGCCCGCCGACGCGTGCCCCCAGGACTTGTCCCAGGCGAGACTCCAGCCCTTACCGAAGCCCTGAACGCCGCCCAGCACGACCACTGAGTCCGGCACCGACGCATTGGCCCGTCCCCAGGAGAGGTCCCAGTCCGCACCCCAGCCGCGGGAGCCGCTGATGCCGGACCACTGGAGCACCTGCCAATGGGATTCGTTCTCCCACAGCATCACGAAGGGGTTCGACACCCCCGGCGACTGCTGCCACGGGAGGATCTCGAGCCCATGGCCGGCCACGGGCGGCACGCAGGGGATCTCCGTTTCACCGCCGGAGAGCGCCGTGAGGGTCCGCGCGGCGTACTTCCAGAGCGGCACGATCCACTGGTCGGCGTGATGCGCCCACAGCAGACCGAACACCTTCCCCGCCTTCACCGGGTCGAACATCGGGACCGTGAACTCGATCGCGCCATCCGGAGTCGCGCGCAGCGCGGCCCGCTGCTCGCGCTGGGAGTAGCTCGTGCGGATGTCGGTCGCGAACCGCACTGAATCCCGCAGCGTGCCGGTCGCGTTCGGCTTGTAGGGGAAGGGGATCGGATCACTCACCGGAGCACCACCGTGTCTCGATGGGCGACGAGCTGCCCGGCCCGGTACCAGCGCATCGCGTACCACCCGCTGCGCCGCGGCGGCGCCGCCAGGCGACGGCCAGCGATATCGAACCAGCGGCGCTCGAGCGGGGCGGCGGCGAACGGCGGCACGCCGGTCAGGTCGCCGAAGTTCACCATCACCGCGTTCGAGTTACAGGCGCAGTTCCGGACCGGGAAGGCGCGATCGCACGTGATCACGTTCAGCACGAACGGGCGCGTCAGGGTGTCGAGCGGGATCGCGAACGGCTGACACTCGTGGCCGCGGACGTCGACGCGGGCGAGCGTCTCCTGCTTCGTGTCCCAGCCGCGCGCATAGCCCACGACAAACAGAGAATCGATGTCGTGGAGCGCCGGGTACTCGGCCGAGAGCGGGGGCTCGGGGCATGGGATCGTATCCGGACGCTCCTGGCAGGGCAGCGTTCCACGCAGTGTGTAGGCGAGCAGCAGCGCGGCGAAGATCATCGCCCACCCGGCTGGACGATCCCCTGGACCGTCCTGCGGTTCTTCGTCAACACCTCGAGCCAGGCTCGATGGCCGGCGGGGCTCTTCATGTGATCGATCACGAGCCCCTCGGAGAGCCCGATCTGCAGCTTCCCGTGCACCGCCGGCGACATCATCGACGGCGAGCGCTCTGAGGATGATCCGGGCCCGTTGTCGAACATCCGACCGTCGAGCGGCGAGGCGAGGCCGCCCTCGGCGAAGTGCGTCCGAAGCGATTCGGTGAAGTCGCGGTGATCGATCCGCGCGTGCATCCCGCGATTGGCGGACGCGATGTCCTCGGCCGTGAAGTTGAGCTGCCCGAAGTTGATCTGGTTGAGCAGCGGCAGCACGCCCGGCTGGCGAACGGCGCTCGCGCGCACCACGAACTCCCCACGCGAGAGCATCGCCGGCACGGAATCGCTCGTCTCGGTACCAGCGCCGAAGACGGTTCCACCCGCGGCCTTCTTCACGACCGGAGACCGGGCGGCGAGGCGCCGGGTGGTGAACTCCGCGCGCGCGCGCACCAGTTCGGAGTCCCCATCCTCGGACCCGTGGCCGCCAATCAGGCCGCCCGACGCCTTCCTAACGATGCGGCCCACCGCCTGCCCCACGTTGCTGTTGATCTGCTGCAGCAGCGGCAGAATGCCCGGCTTGCGCACGGAGCTCGCGCGCACGACGAACTCGCCGCGCGAGAGCAGCGCCGGGACCGAGTCGCTCGTCTCGGTGCCCGGGCCATGGACCAGGCCGCCCGCGGCTTTCTTCACCACCCCGCCGGCCGCATGCCCGCCCAGGCCGATGAAGTTGAAGATCTCAGTGGCCAGCGCCTCGGCAGCCATGCGACGAAGCGCTTCTAAGACCTGGTCAGCGGCGGCGAGCGCGGCGCTTCCCAGGTCATGGAACTGATCCGTGCTGGTCGTGAGGAAGGTCACGAGGCCCGCCCTGCCGGCATCGATGGCGGCGGCCTTGAACTGCGCCATCGAGAACGACGCGGCTTTGATTGCTCGATCCACGTCCTTGAGTTGCGTCGCGAAGTCCGCCGCACGCCGGGCCAGCTCCGGATTCGCCGAATCACGTGCGAGATGGTTGAGCTCCGCGGAGATCTGCTCGAGCTCCGGGATGCGGGCACGTTCAGCGGCGAGGATCTGATTCTCACCCTGCAGCTGGCTCACCAGCCCCGCATTCACATTGGCAGTAATCTCATCGCGCTGGGCCGCGAGCTGACCGAGCACCGCCTCCGCATGCTTCGCCTCATGATCGAAGAGCGCGGTGGTGGTCTCCTCCGTGGTGAACTTCTCGCGTTGCTGGGCTGCGTTCTCGGCCGTATGGCCCAGCTGCAGCAGCAGCGTCTCCAGCGCGGCACCCTGGTGAGTGATCTCGGTGATGCGCTGCTGGAACACGGTCTCTTCATCGACGATGCCCTGCTTCTCGATCTGCAGGACGCGGTCGATCAGCTGCTGTCGCTCTTCGAGCTCCTTAGCGTTCGCCTGAGTCAGGGCGACGACCGAGCGTGCCTTGACCTGGTCCCTCTGATCGTCGAGCGCCTTGATCGTTACAGCGCCGGCCTTCTTGTCGGGGTTGAGCTCGGCCTGCTTTCGTAGGTTGGCGATCGACAACAGCTCCAGGCTGGTCTCGTCAGTGATGATCTTCCGACGCTCGTCGTAGTAGGCCCGGAGCGATGACAGGCCCTTTTCGAAGCTCGCCTTCGCCTGTTCCTCTTCGAGCGAGTCCTGCAGCTTCAGCAGCGCCAGCTTTGCGTCTCCGGCAGCCTTGAGGGCGTTGAACTCCTCCTTGAAATCCGGCGTGGCGCCGGGAGGACCAGCGCGTGGCGCCGGCGGGCCGATCAATCCGGGCGGCTGAGAGGGGATCGTGAAAGCATCCTTCCATGCTTTCGCGACGTCCTTCGCCACCTGGACGTCGATCTTGCCGAGCTCGACGATCGTCGTCCCAGCCACCCGCCTGGCTTCGGTGAAATGTCCCTTGAGCGCGAGCGTCAACGCGTCGATCATCCCCGGCACGCCGACCGTGAGTTGCGCAAGAAAGCCTGCAACGATCGCCGCCACCGTGGTGATCGGAGCGGCTAACAGCTTGAACACCTGACCGATGACAACGCCGGCGGCCTGAGCTGCCTTCGTGAGTGCCGTGAAACGGTCTTCGACGGTCTTGATGCTCGGAGTGACGGACTCCGCGAAGCCGGCGACGAAGTTCACGCCGAGTCCCTGCATCTCGAAGCCAACCTGAGTCAGCAGGTCCGAGAAGTCGCCCGCGCGCTTCGTCACATCGGGCGCGAACAGCAGGCTCATCCGATCGATCAGCTTATCGACACCTTCCTTCCCCACCTGGTTGAGCGCGGGGATCAGCCGCAGCGCAGATCTGCCGAAGATGTCCGCGGCGATTGCGTCCTTCCTCCAGCCGGCCTCGAGCGGCGCGATCGCCTTCCCGACAATCACGAAGGACTCGGCGAGATCCTTCCCCTGGAACTCGTTCGCCTTGATGCCGAGCTCGCTAAGCGCGCGTGTGCCGGGCGTGACCTTGCCGTTCACGAAGTCGTCGATCGTCTTCCCGAGGCTCTGGAACGAGCGCTCGGCGCCCGTGAGGTCGATGTTCCCCTGCTTCAGCGTGAGGAACAGCCCCGCCATCTTGGGCTGCAGTCCACCCAGTTTCTCGGTGGCCTCGCTGAGCTGATCGGCCAGCTCTGCAGCGCTTCGCGCGAACGCAGTCGCCTGCGCGATCGAGACTGCGAACCCGAGCGTTCCCAGCAGGGTCTTCACGCCACCGAGGCCGCCGGCGAAACTCTGCAGCTGATCGCCGAACTGCGCGATCGGGGACTTCGTGGCGAGCTTCTTCGAAGTCGCGACCGCCTCAGCCTGGATCTTCCGGAACGCCGCGATGACCTCCGAGACGCCCTCGGCGCTCAGCCTTACGCGGACATCGGGCTCACCAGCCATCGTCGGTCTCCTCCAGGACGGCCGGCTCCTCTGGCGGTTCCGGTCGGTCCCCCCGTTTCACATGGGGCGCGGTGAGCGTCCACAGGACCTGCGCGTGTCGGTACTGCTCGAGGGCCCGCCGCCGCGCGATCGCGACGTAGGCCCTCAGGACCTCCTCAACGGTGCAGCCAGCTAACCGATCGAGTGCGTCTGGTCGCCCGTCGGCGAGGGTCCGGAGGATGTCCGCCCATTCTCCGTATCGCCCTCCTGAGCGGCACTGTCGGTCTGGGATCTGGGATCGCTCCTCGTCTCCTTGCCCGAGTGCTGCTTGAGCTCGTACGAGTAGACGATCCCTTTCCGAAAAAAACGCATCACCTCATCGACGATCAGTATGAATATCAACGCCTTTTCAGCAGGGTCATGGATCTCGCCCAAGAACTCCGCCGTCTCTGCCGCAACCTTCTCTGTCCATTTCTCGGCATCGACTGGGACGATCAACCCGCCCAGCAGCGGCATCGCGCGACCGCTATCAGCAAGAGCCCCGAGCAGGCGACGCGCGAAGAGATCCTTCGGCTCTCCGCCCTCAAGCGTGAGTCCATCGATGCCGGCGGACAGGATCTGGCCAGTGACGTAGAGGTCCTGCTTGACGTTCGTGTCCTCCGCGCGAGCGAAGGCACGTCCGCCAAGCAGGAAGGTTTCGCGTTCGGTCACGATCGCCCCTTACGGCGTGATGAGAACGCCGTACTTGGCGGTCGGGTGGTTGCTCTCGTCGGAGAGGATGTTCCCCTCGAGCGCGAGCGCGGCGTACTCGGTGGGACCCACCAGGGCCATGGCGCTGGCACCGCTGAACTGGACGTGCCAGATCAGCGCGTCGATCTTCGGCCCGCGGCGCGCGTTCGACTCGAACCGCACCAGAGCGTCGACGTCGTTCGCCTGGCCGATGTTCACCAGGTTGCGGGTCTCAGTGGCCGGCGTGTAGCTGACCTTCACGGTGGCGCCGGCCGCGATCACGCTGCCAGCCGGGATGTAGATGGTCCCCTGCTTCAGGTTGTGGATGTAGTCCGTGCCGTTGACGTAGGTCGGCGATCCGGAGGTGTGCTTCACCACGGGGGCCGACACGTTGCGGGCCGGATTCACGTAGCCGCCGAGCTGGAAGCTGCGATCCTGGGCGACCACGACGACGGGCTCATCCACGACCGGCGTGTTGGTCTGGGCATAGGTGGTGACCGTGCCCATCTGCTGCATCGCGAGGTTCTCCTTCGAGTACTCGCGCATGTTGATGCTGAGCTTCAGGGTGCGCTGGGTCTCGCCGCTGTCGAGCAGCGCGTTGTCCACGCTCGTGCTGTCGCGGATCTCGACCCGCTGGACCTCGGGGGTGACATCGAACTTGTCGTTGTTGCCGAGGAAACGCTCCGCAACCTGGAGCACGCCGTTCACGTACATCGCGACCCACACCTTGCCGGCGCCGAGCAGATGCTGCGACCCAAGGGCGACGTTGCTCATGTTCTTCCTCCCTGAATGCGCGGTCGTTCAGGACCGCGCTTCGTCTGCCTGACTACGGCGTCGTGGCGTCTCCCACGACGTGCGTGTAGAGCACGCCGAAGGTGATGAAGAGACCCAGATACGTCAGGTCCCTGGTCTCGATACGGAACTGCGAATGAACCTCTGCCAGCTCGCCGGCGGCGCCGGTCGGCACCTGTCCCTCGAGCACCTGGACCGCCCACTGGTAGCAGGCGTCCATGGCCGCATCGAGCTGGGCGAGCGCCGGTGCGAGTCGGAACTCGACCGTGAACCAGAGGATGTGCTGGCTGATCGGCGTCGGGTTCATGAGTGCGTCGACCGTCGCCTTGTCGGTGCCCGGGGTGCCCGCCGTTCCGCGCGTCGCCGGGTCGTCAGTCGGGTAGACCAGGCAACCGGGAACCGTTGCGTCGAGCGCCCAGTTGCGCACCGCGGCTGGCACGCCGCCCGGGCGCGCGGTGTTCAGGCGCGTCTCCACGTCCTTCATGATTCCGAGGCGAACGGAGTCGGCCATGGCTCAGCTCGCCGACGTCGCGAAGAAGTGGGTCCACACGCCGGCCTTCTGGATCTCGCGCACCCGATACGACACGCCGCCGACCGTGCACGCCGCGTTGATGGCGAGCCCAGAGAGGGCGCCGGTCCGCACTCCAACGCGGATCTGATCGCCCATGGCATGGGTCACGGCGCCCTCGAGGACTGGCTCCGAGCTGCGATGCAGGATGCCGGTCACGGTCTGGGCGCCGATCACCACCGACACGGCGGGGCCGCCGGCACCGAAGGTGCCAGCGGCGTCCGCCAGGATGGCGTCGATGTCGTTCGGGATCGTCATTGCGGTCCGATTACGTCTGGTACTTCTTCACCGGGATGATGTTCACGCTGTAGGCGAACGATCCGCTGCCGCCGATCGCGTGCGTCTCGCGCAGGTAGCGCTTACGCTTGTTCACGTCGAAGGAGCGGTACTGAAGGCTCGCCGCATTGACCACCTGCGCGAAGTTGCCGGTGGTGCCGTCGGTCTTGTTGAGATCCGCCGCAGGCACCGCGGTCCAGCCGGTGCTGTTGTCGTCCGATTCCTCGAAGGTGACGTCGAGGGTTCCGCCCGCGCCGCCGGCGGCCGAATCGAGCACCATGTCCACCATGCCCTCATAGGCCTGGAGATCGAGACCGGTGCCGTTCGTGGTCGTGGTGCGCGTCGCAGTCGGCTGCAGGCCGAACGCGCCGGCAGCCCGGCGATTGACGATTGAGCTCATGTTCCCTGTCCTCCCTGATCTCGGCGGCGCCGTGATCGGATGAAGCGCTAGCCGCGCTTGCCCTTCTTGCGAGGAGCTCCGGCCTCGGCGGCCTCACCCTCCGTCTCGTTCTCGCCTTCCTCGTTCTCCTCGGCCGGCGGCGGCTCCGGCGCGGGTGCGACATACCCCATGCCGATCTTCCGTTCCGCCTCGCCCTCGGGGAGCTCGAGGACTTCGCCCTCCTCGACGTACTTCCCACCGCCGAGGCCGTGACTCTTCAGGACACGACACCGCATCCGCGTGCCTCCTCGTCGTGGTCCGGTGGCGGCCGGTGTCGTGGACCCGGCCGCCCGGACCTGGTGGGATTACGTGAGCTTCGCCGCCGTGGCGCAGCAGAAGCTCGGGCCGTGGCGGACGACGCAGTCGGCGAGCTGATACGAGGTCATCGCCAGCATGCCCTTGTCGGCCTTGGTGTAGGGATCGACGATGATCTCGAGCGCGCCCCACATGGCGACGATGAGATCGTTCCAGTTCCCGAAGATGAAGCCGTGCTCGTCACCGCCGGCGCCGAGCGTCTTCGAGAGCTGCGTGGAGGCGATCGCGCGATAGCCGCCGATCGTGCCCTCATCCGCGTTCTGGGTCTGCCAGATGTAGCCCGCGCCGGCGACCGAGTCCTGGAGCTTGCCCATCAGGCGCGAGCCCATCAGCGCCGTGGTGACGAAGCCCATCTTCTGCCGCAGCGCATTCGAATCGGCGATCGCACCGATCATGTCCGTGATCTTCAGCCACGTCGGCTCGGCGTTGGACATGCTCTTCGTGAGCACGTCGGGCACGTTGTAGATGCCCTGGATCTGCCCGGCCGCACCGGTGCCATGGAAGCACTGGCGATCGATCGCCAGCGCATGCCCGACGCCGAGCGACTCGCGCAGCTCGCTCTCGAAGCTCCCGCCCGTCTGGACCACTTCCTGGCGGCTGTACTCGCCACGCCCGATGAAGTTCCTCGGGGTCGCGATGATGTAGTCGTACTTCAGATCGCTCGGCGTGACGCCGCTCGCCGGGTTCTCGCCCTGGACGGTGACCGTGATGTCGCCGGATCTCCGCGGCCAGTTCGGATTGCCCACGGTACCGGGCTTGAAGCGCGCGCCCATGCGCGCGGTGACCGACGTCGCGCGCAGGATCTCGATGATCTCCTGCGGCTCGTCGAACACCAGCTCGCCGCCCTTGCCGGGCTGGTTCGTGACCATCGCGCGGCCGCGCTCCCTGGGCTCGAGGCCCAGGCGCATCGGAACCAGCACGCCGGAACTCGAGCGGCCGAGCTGCTTCTCGATGTCCTGGTGGATGCCCCACTCATCGCGGTACTCGTCGATCGAGTTGCCTTCGCGGCGACGCGCGCCCATTTCCAGCGCCCGGGCATAGGAGTATTGGCGCGCCTGCTTCTGCGACATCGGGACCACGATCTCGCTCGCCGGCTGACGAGTGGGGTCGCTCGCCAACGAGTCGAAGATCTCCGACTTCACGCGCTCGACCGGCGTTCCGCCGTTGATCCAACGCTTCATGCGGCCCTCGTCGATGCGGTTGGCCGTGCAGATGGCGTGGATCTCCGCGCTGCGGGCACGGTCGATCTCCAGCGCACGTCCGAGTTCGGTCCCGGCGCCCGGCGCGGGCGCGGGCGGCGGCGTCTCGACCGTCACCGTGCCGTTGCCGTTGGGGGTGGTGATGGGCTCCATCGTCCTCTCCTCCGTTCCGGGATCGCTCCCTTCCCAGGTCACGGGGAACTCAGCGTTCCCCGCCGACCGGCCCGTCACACTCTTCGGGTCGGCCGGCACACTTACGATGGACACCTCGATCGGCGTCCACCGCGTCCACAGCACTTCGCTCTTCTCGTCGAAACTCTTCGCCACCTTGGTGGGCTTCGACCGAACCGGCACCCAGCCGATCGACGTGTACTTGAGGATGCCGCGGTCCATTTCGGACTTGGTCCGGCGACCGGTATCGGTGTCGCTGAAGCGCGCGTCTCCGACCAGACGGCGCCCCTCGATCCGGATGTTCTCCACCACGCCCGCGCGTAGCTCTGGGTCGCGATATCCGGTCTGGTCCCACAGCGGGCCACCGTGCTCGAGGAACAACGTCAGCCCGGTGCGCGCGTAGGCCATGTCGACTGCGCTCGACTCATGCGAGAGCGTCTCGATGGCCCAGCCGACGTCGATCGGGTTCTCGGTGCTGAGGACGATCGTGTAGACCTCGTCCTCGAGCTGCGGGTCGGGCGCATCGCCGGGCGCCGCCGCCGCGGCGCTGGCGGCGCGCCCGCGCGCCACGATCTCGAGCGGGACGTCCTTGAACTGCGCGGGGAGGGCCTTCGGCAGTTCGACCGGCTTCTCGATCGCGACGGTCATCGCAGGCCTCCGGGGTTGGCCGTGGCGACGTTCTCCGCCCAGTCCCACTGCCAGAGCGTGCGCCCGGCGAATCGGTTGACCATCTGCGTCTCGATGATCAGCTGGCGGATCGACCACCAGTCGGTGCGATAGGGCACCGTCCCCTGTCCCGCGCCGCCGAGGCCGTTCAGGTGCGCGTAGAACAGGTGGATCGGGGTCATGAAGTTGTGCTGGTTCTGCGGGAACGGGCCGACGCCGCCGATATACCAGGGCTGGACGACGCGCCCCCACGAGTACTCGGAGGCCATGTCGTGGCCCGAGTCTCGATAGAACGTGGAGGAGGACTGCGCGCGCGCGCGCATCCCCACGAGCGAGATGCTCCCGAGAGGCTGACGCGTCGAGCCCGATCCGCCGTTGGTGAACACGGGGATGGTCGCCTCGTTGATCAGCAGGTTGCTCCAGGGGCCCGCGCCGCTCGGCGTCGTCGCGATCTCGGGGAAGAAGGCGACCGCGCGCGCGCCGCCCCACCAGAAGGACCATGCGAGCGAATCGAGCGTGCGGCCGTTCGTGCGCGTGATGGAGAGCGCCCAGGCCCACCGGGGCGGGAAGATCGTGTGGTCGACGCGACCCGGGTAGATCGAATCGGACTTCGCATAGACCGTCTTCATCAGGCAGAAGAGGTCGCTGTCCGCATCCGCGCAGCTCGCCGGGAGCGTCGAGGCGTTGACCGGCAGGATGCGCCGCAGGCGGATCCCGCTCTCGCCGAACACGTCGACCGGCAGTTGGCGCGAGGCGATCCCGCTCGCGAGCCCGCCCGAGGTCCCACGCCAGATCTGCGGGGCGAAGTGAATCTTCGATCCGCCGAACAGCTCGAGGTAGGGCTTCTGCCAGGCGAGCGCCGCCGCGGAGTCGGGCTGGAACAACATGGTGCCGCGCTCGCCGAGCGCGGCGAAGTCCTGCGCGGTCGTGCGCACGTTCGCGCTATCGCAGGAGTCAGGGCGGCAGAAAATGCCCGACTTGGAGAAGCTGCTCTGGCGGTAATCGTTCAGCGAGAAGCCGGTTCCGAACACGATGCCGCCGCGCTGCGGGATCCGCTGCGCGTTGTCGAACACCTTCCCACCCGAGAGCGAGTCGATACGAGCGAGCCCGGCCAGCACCGCGAACGAGTCGAACCCCGTGTTGGGCGTGATGCCGGCGTCCACGAACACGATGTGAGCGTTCGGGAACTTGTGGCCGTTCGGAGGGCAGCGCTCCCACGCGCATACCGTGTCCGGGTTGAAGCTCGGCACGTTGGGCGTGTCCGCGTTCTGCATCGCCGCCGGCACGGACGCGCCATATCCGGTCGCCTGGATGGGCGCCGTGCCCATGCCGATCAGCGGACGCCAGCACGTTCCCGGGAACGTCGGCAGCGTCGAGTTCTTCGAGTAGTGCATCGCGCCCTGGTTGAACCAGCCGCGCCCGGTCGCGACGTCGTAACGGCGCCACACGGCAACTCCGCCGGTCGGGGAACCGCCGGCCGTCGCGACGGTCCCCGTCGTATCGCCGTTGCCGCCGTTGTCGCTCCACTTGTTCGGGCCCGAGAGCGCGTTCTGGCCGAGCACGAGCATCGGGCCCGAGGCCCACCCTGCGACGCGCCATGCCTTCTGCGGGTCATAGACAGCGCTGGTCGTGAAGCTCGCGCTGAACACGACCGCGAAGGCGTCGTACTGGACACCCGTACGCGTCAGCGTGTCGCGGACGTAGAACGTGCGATAGGCGGTCGTGTCCACCGCGGACCACGGCAGCACGTCATAGGTCGCGCCGAACTGGTTCAGCCACCCGAGTAGGCATCGCTCCGGCTCGCTGATCGCGGACGTGTTACTGCCCGCCACGTTCTGCGACATGACCACCGCAGTGCGCGCAGCGGCCGGCCCCGCGAGGGCGAGCACGCCGAGGGCTGCGAGGATCAGCCGACGCATCAGCGACCCCCGGTCAGATCGGCCCGACAGGGCGTGGTGATCGGGTTCGCCGCGTTCAGCGTGGACCTGTAGATGAGGTTCCCGCCGGTCGTCAGGACGACATACGGGCCGTAGCGAATGCGGAGCGATCCGTACGGCTCTCCGCGCGCTTCCGGGAGGTCGACGTAGAAGTAGCGCTTGCTGCCCATCTTGTCGTAGGGCGGCACGAGCACGGCGATCTCGCCGACCTCGGCGCGCAGGATGTAGTTCGGGACCGCCTGTCCCTGCCCGATGCCCGCATCCATGACCGCGAGCAATGAGTCAGGGACCAGGACGTTTGCGGGGATTGCGTCGAGCCGCGGCGTGCCGCCGGGGATCGAGCCCGAGGAATCGTTCGCGGTGCCGAACCCGAAGCGGATGGAGACGTAGAAGATCTGCCCGCGCACCGAGGTCGCCGAGTCCGACACGGTCGGGTAGATGATCGCGCGCAGGAGCTTCGCGCCGTTCAGCGGCACCATGACGCTCGAGTCCGCGCCGCCGACGCCGGTGGCCGCCTGATAGTTGTTGATGATGTTGGTGGCGCGCAGATAGAAGTTGCGGTCCTTGAGCGCCTCCTCCACCAGGTTGGCGCCGGGCACGGACGCGGAGGCAGCGAACGCGGCGCCGCCCGGCGTGGCGAGGGCCAGCGCGAGCAGGGCGATCGTGAGCGTGCGCTTCAGAATCATCTCCAGCCTCCCCTAGAAGAACGCGCGGATGCCGCTCGCGGTGGTGCCGGTGGCGTTGATGCCCGTCACGCGTAGCGGGCGCAGGACCGCGCCGGCCGGAACGTTGGGGAGGATCGAGGTCACGCCGCTCTCGGTCGTGATCGAGAGGTCGCCGGCGACGCCGACGTAGATCCAGCACGTCACGCCGTCGTTGAAGCTGACGCCATCCGCGGGCGTGACATCGACGACGTGACCGCCCACTCCATGACTCGCCACCGTTCACCTCCGCGTGCGCGTTCGGAACGCGATGCGCGTCTGCGCTGCACGGGAGGCACCATGAAGTGCGTCAAGGGGCGAGGCCATTACACTATTTGTGTAATGTTTTTCGGGACGGTCGCGTGCCACGGTCGCGCACATGGCGACGCTCACGGCAATGCCCACGCGGTTCACCGCCGGCACGACGATTCGCTACACCAGAACCTTCAGCGCCTACCCGGCGAGCGATTTCGATCTGACCCTGGTGGTCGCCGGCGAGGAATACCTGGCCACCGCCAACGTCGACGGAGTGAGCTTCGACGTGGTGATCACGAACTCACAGAGCGCCGTCATTCCGCCCGGCACCTATCGCTGGCTCGAGCGGGTCTCGGACGGCGGCGATGTGATCGAGCCGGCCAGCGGCCTGGTGACCGTCGACCAGGACCTCGCGACCCTCACCGCGCAGGAGTCGCTGAGCTACGCCGAGCGCACGCTCCAGGTGATCGAGCTCGCGCTCGCGGGACGGTTGCCGAGAGCGCTCGCGGGCTATGCGGTCGACGGCATCACGGTCCAGTACGACACCGACATCAACGCGCTCGAGAAGCTACGCGTGAAATACGCACGCGAGGTCGAACGCCTGAAGCGCGGCGCCAATCCCGGCCTCGGCAAGGCCCACAAGTTCGCATTCCGAGGACGGTGACCATGACGAGTCGCGCGCTGGAACCGGCCCCTGCCCGCATGACCTTCGAGCAGTGCGCGGCGGCGGCCGCGGCGGCCACCGAGCGCGGCCGAGCTCGCGCGACGGAGCTCGCGCGCCGGCCGGCGCCGGGGCGACGCACCGTCATCCGGCTCGGACGGAGCGCCTACCGCGCGGCGGTCGCGAGCCGGCTGCTCGGCGACTGGATGCCGAGCCTTCAGAGCCCTGACGACGATATCCGCAGCGACTTCCGGATCCTGCGTGCACGTGCGCGCGAGCTCGCGCGCAGCGAGCCGGCGGTGCGCCAGTATCTGCAGCTGCTGGCGGCGAACGTGCACGGCCCCGAGGGCATCACGCTCCAGGCCCCGTGGCCTGAGGTCGAGCGCGGCTGGAAGGAATGGATCCGCGGTCCGGTCACGGCCGACGGGCGCATGGACTTCCCCACCTTCCAGCAGATCCAACTCTCGACCACCGCGGTCGACGGCGAGGCCTTCACGCGCATGCTCACCGGGCGCGACTTCCGCCACGGCACCGCACTCCAGGCGATCGACCCGGACATGGTCGACGAGACGGTGAATGTGATCGGCGGCCGCGCGGACGTCGAGATCCGCATGGGCGTCGAGGTCGACCGGATCGGCCAGCGCCAGGCCTACTGGACGTGGGATCGCCCCGAGTACGCGCCCGGCTCGCTCTCGCGCGGCCACGTCCGGGTCGATGCGCAGGAGGTCCTCCATCACTTCCGCCCGCAGCGCGCGAACCAGACGCGCGGCGTCACCTGGCTCGCGAGCGTCATGCTCGATCTGAACCACGCCGGCCGTTACGTCGAGGCGGCGGTGATCGGCGCACGCGTGGGCGCGAGTCAGATGGGCTTCATCACCTGGAAGGACCCGGCGATGGCACCCGCCTCGAGCGATCCGGCGCCGACCGGCGACGGCAGCGACACCTCGAGCGACGGATCGACCACCACGGTGGTCAACGGTTCGGAGATCGAAGCGGATCCCGGCATCGTGCGCGAGCTCGAGCCTGGTCAGGAGTTCCAGGACTGGTCGCCCGGTAATCCGAACGACAAGTTCGCCGACTTCATGAAGAGCGTGAACCGGCGGATCGCGTCGGGCCTGGGCGTCGAGTACCACGCGCTCTTCAACGACCTCGAGAGCGTGAGCTACTCGAGCGCGCGCGAGGGCAAGCTGATCGCACGCGCCCTGTACGAGATGATCCAGGACTACGTGATCTTCTCGTCGTACCAGCCGATCTACGAGCGCTGGCTCAGGAACGCGATGCTCTCGGGCGCGATCCAGCTGCCCAGCTCGGACTGGCGTGACTACGTCGGCGTCACCTGGGTGCCGCCCGGCACCGACTGGGTGGATCCGCAGAAGGATATCGAGGCGAAGGGCAGGGAGCTCGAGCTGCTGCTCAACTCCCCGCAGCGGATCCTGCGCGAGCGCGGCCTCGACCCCGACAGCATCCTCGAGGAGAACAAGCAGTGGCGGGCGAAGGTGCGCAAGGCAGGACTCGAGCAGCCCTTGGTCGCAGATCGTCTGTTAGCACGGGAAGTCGTGGATCCTCCGGGCGCTCCTCCAGCGAAGCCAGACGCCTCGGCGGATACCGGCGGTGGAGATTCCGGCGACAACGCCGGCGACAACAGCGGGGATCCTGGAGCGAACGGGAACGGGCGGACGCAGCGATCAATCACGAATCGGCTGATTTCAGCTACGTGATCGCATTGCGCGCCGCCCGCGTTCCCCTCCTGTGAGCTGGATGGGGTCCTTCCTGTTCGGGGCCCGCGACGTGAACGACCTCGGCGCCCTGATCCGCGGGCGCGACTATGGGAGGCCTCGCATGCACACCATCAGCGTCCACCGGATCGTTCCCGAGACGGACGAGGACCCAGGCATGGTGTGGTATGAGATCCTCGGGCCAGACGGTTTCGAGAGCGCCATTCTCCAGGCATTCAGCCGGCGTGGACTCACGACGCATCCGAATCACCGCCTGGTGTGGACGGCCGAGGGACAGGACGACGCGCTCACCCTCACGCCCAGCTTCCTTGCGCGCTGGCCGAACAACGAGATCGTCGTCCACCTGTTCCTGCGCAACGGCAAGATCGAGCTGTGTAGCGATTCGACGGTCCAGCTCGCGCCGTGAAGCCGGTCGATCAGACGCGGTTCGGTGAGGACGGCAACTGCTTCGTCGCGTGCATCGCGAGCATCTTCGAGTGCGCGATCGCCGAGGTGAGCCTGCCGCTCAATAAGGGCCAGGGCTGGTCTATGCACCTGGGCGAGTATCTCAAGGCCCGCGGCCTCGTCTACGTGGAGGTCCCACGCGGCAACCTCACGGCGAGCGCGCAGGACGATCCGCCGCGCGAGGCGAAGATCTGGGGCTGGCAGCCGCTATTCTTCGGGAACCCATGGCCGGTCTGCATCCTCGCCGGTCCGAGCCCGCGAATGCCGGGGATGGCGCACGCTGTGGTCGGGCGCTCGAACGGGTGGGGCTACGAGATCGTCCACGATCCGCACCCCGATCGCGCGGGGCTCAGCGATGTCGACCACATCGGGTTCTTCGTGAAGGTCGAGCCACTCGACTGAGCACGCGAAAGGCCCCGTGAATCCGGTTCCGGAATCACGGGGCCTTTTCAGCGAAGACGCTTACGGTCGGTCGGTCGCTGCGAGTCGAGCGCCGTCGGTTTGACGGGCGAGATCTCCAGCTCGCCGCGGTGATTCCGGTGACACAGCATCTGACGCTGCCATGGGAACCCGCGCCCTTCTCTGAGCGTGCGCGTATGGCAGGGTGGGAAGTCAGCCGGCTTGATCGTGAACGCGACGTCGAGCTTCTTCTCGCGCGGCGCGAGTCTCAGCGTCGCGGTCAACAGCTTGATCAGCCCCTCGAGCGGCCCGGGCTGGGTCATTCAGGGGACGTGATAGAAGTCGATCGAGTCGTCGGCGCGCTTCACGGCCACTACGTTCTTGTCCAGGAGCGCGAATAAATATGG